ATGCCTTTGACCGGTTAGCATCTAACAATCTTAGCGTTGGACAGCATATTTCTCCTTACGATTATATATAATGATTAATCCTAAGCTATTAAAGTTATACGAGGCCACGAGGGCTAATTTAGCCGGAATGCAGCAATTTAAGTCCCAAGTCATTGACATACCCTATGATGCACCTGCAGTTCTAATTAAGTTCACCATATACGGCGATCTTGACAACGCCGACCCCGATAAAAATTGTATTGTAACTAAAGTACCGGCACCGGTAGCTGACAAACCTATAGAATGGGTGATACCAGGCATTGCGGTTGGAGTGATACGAGATAATTGGTACTTAGACGTATATATTGTTGACAAGAAATGGATTAAGGAAATAAAGCACAACTACAATGAGGAAATTGATATGTGGTACCAGTTATGTAACGCTGCAATTGATTATTTACAGAAACGTGGCTACCCGGGTGACTATGATGAACTTGATGAGGCCACGCGCGGCAACTTACAGGGTATGCAGCAATTTAAGTCCAAGATCATAGATATGCCCTGGGGTGCCCCTGCACTTGAACTTATATACGATAAGAAGGGTAAGTTTGTTGGGGCCACAGATATTGATTGTGCACTTACTAAGGTACCCGATAACACCGAGTATATACAGAATGTTCCTCTGTATTGGGTGATACCGAATGTTGCAGTTGCTACACCACCCGGTCATTTAGTATTCCCTTTTCAACATTCTTTGCGTCTGTTTATTGTTAATGAAGAATGGATTAAAGAGATAAAACAGTTTCTCTTAAGGAAGGGCTCTGCACAGACCTATGTTAATCAAAAGGCGGTGAATATGTGGCACGATCTTAACGTTGCCATAAATAAGTTCTTAGTTAAGCACCGCAATAATACACTTACCGAGGCCACGCGCGGCAACTTACAGGGTATGCAGCAGTTTGTGAGTGCCCAGGTTGCTAGTGGTGAAATGGATTATAATACTCTTACCCCGGTACAAAGAGAGCAGTTTTTTGCACACTACGGGGTGGATTATAACTGGATAATGGACTCGTTGAAGAATAGGCCTGAAGCGGTAGCCGCCGGCGCCATAGGCATTTCTTATGCTAAGATATTGCGGGGAATGAAGCCTTCGGCTTTGCTGGCTTACCGGTTAATACAGGACCTGGGAGTGGGGAGAACGTTTGGTTTAAAATCGTTTAAAAGTGATGGTAAGTTTAAGTACTTTGCTGTTGGGATAGAGGATGCGGTAGAGCATAAAGTGCTGTCTACTGTAACTCAGGAAAATTTACGTAGGTTAATGGACTTTGGGTTTGATTTCGGTACGGTGTACGTTACCCTTATGTATGATCCTTCTATAAACCGAGGATTTTACAATAGGCCCAGGTACTCGTTCTACCTTCCCGGCACCTACCAGGGTATACCAGTACTATATGGCCGAATTGAAACCGCTAGCGAACTGGCCGGACAAACCAAGTTATACGGGCCAAGATCAAGTTGCAATGTTACTTCATTAATAATGGAAATAAATATATTTAACGCCGGTAGAAGTAGATATGTAAATTCACAAGGTAAAATGGAGGACTGGTTTAATTATATTGGTTTGCCTTCACCTTTTGATAAAAACATACATACTGCAATGGAGGAGGCCACGAGAACCAACTTACACGGTATGAAGTGGTATATGGACGGTAAGGATAAGGAGAAAGTGGTACAGGAGGCAATGTTTGAAATGTGTAAGAAGTACGGCTTTAAATCTAAAGACGAACACTATATGCCGCCTATTTGGTTAATGATCGGATCATTGTTACAACAGTTTGATCCTGAACATACCCCTCTATATGGTGGGGCCTGGCCAGGGTTGTTTGATAATATAGATACAAACCTCGTTTACAAGAACTTTCTTAATGCTATAAAATACCAATGTGACAAAATATCCAAACAGCAGAATAGAGTGGTTGTATCCCTGGATGAAATAGTAAGTATATGTGAAGGTACATATAAATTTTAAGCTTAATAATTTACTCCAATGCGTAATCAATACAAAATTTTAGCCGAACAGTACAACCAGGTACAGGACGAAGCCACAAGAAAAAATCTAGTCGGTATGCAAAATTATATTAATAGTTCTGAACAGGTTAAAATGAAGTACCTAGATGCTAGTGAAGCTTTTTGGAATGCTACAGAAGCATTAACAAATGCTGCTCAAGATGCAAATGTAATAGCTTTATTTAAAAAACTAGACCATATGGTGTCACGTAGCGGTGGTGATCCCGAGGTAGTATTACAGGGTACAGATTTGGATTTTTATAGGACCTGTATGGCAAATTGGCAAGAAAATCTAAGTGATAATTTTGAAGTCGGCGTTTATTCGCCTACAGATGCAGACTAATATGAGAAATCAATACAAAATTTTAGCCGAGCAGTACGACCAGGTTAATGAAGCCACTAGGGCTAATTTAACCGGTATGCAAAGCTTTGCTAATAGTCAAAGTGTTGTAGCAGAGTACAATCAACGTGCCAAGCAATTTGGTGATCAATTACAAAGTTTAATTACTTTTTGTAATGATAAAAACAATAGTAAAATTTTAAAACAAGCTTTTGTAGAGACTACAAAATTAATGGGTCCAGATGCAAATCTCGGAAACATTTCAGATATGGAATTACGGGTATTTATAAACCAGTGCTGGATCAGAACGCAAGAACATATAGGAGATGTTTTAAGCCGTTTACCTATATCTCCAGCTGATATGCGCTGAAAAAACAATTTATGAGAAACCAATACAAAATTTTAAGTGAGGCATATATGCGCGTGGTAGACACCGATATGAAAGAGGGTATGAGACCGGATTCCGGTGAAGGCGGTGGGATGGGTGGTATGGACCCAGAACAAATGCATTTAATGCTTGCTAAAGCAGCTGTATGGAAAATTGCTAACCACCTACTGAAGGGTGACTATATGGTACACTCTCCTAACGGCAAAAAGCTTAAGCTAACTCAGGTAAAGGATATGCTTGATAAAGCTAATAGTAAGGATGAACTTGAAACAGTGTGGAACGAATTAGGATTAGAATTATTTGATCCTACTAATCCACCTGAACCGTTTGATCCTTCTTTGAACGAAAATCAATTTGACCGTATTGTTAATGAAATTGCAAGCAACCTTTCCAGTAGCGATGGAATGCCACCTCACCTTGCCGATTTATCTACTAAAGCTCAAACCGGTATGGATCAGTTACAGGCAATGTATGCTGGAGATGTGGTGCAACGCTCTACCGGTACTGTAGTCGGTTGGGTAGATAAGAAGGGTATCTTCTATCCATCTAGACCAGAAATGCATTACGTAAAGGGTAACGTGCCAGAGGATTGTGAAGTTGTGTCAAAACATTCAGGTCTAGGACATTAAGATTTAATACAATCTTAAACTAGCTTATTGCATCCGGCTGTATAAATAAAATTATATATGGCCGTACAGGTACTCTTTATTTTAAAACGCCGTGAAGATTATAGCTCTGTAGCTGAATCGCCTAAGGGCTTGTCTACTGGGCTATACAACTCAGCCTCCTTTATGGTTGATATGCTCAATGAGAGGTGTGGGGTTTCAGCTGCTATTGAAGTAGCTATTGACAACAATTGTATTGATCGGTTGGTTACTAAGTACCGTCCGCAATGGGTTATTATTGAAGCTTTGTGGGTGGTGCCTTCAAAGTTTGCTGAACTAATTCCTCTACATCCAAATGTGAAGTGGATCGTGCGGTTGCATTCAGAGATGCCTTTTATGGCAGGAGAAGGCATAGCGATGAACTGGATCGCTGATTACTTAACTTATAAACAATTATACATTGGTGTGAATGCTCCTCGTATGCTCGGAGAAGTAAAAACCTATGTACGTATCGGTAGAGGGTGGGACAAGAAAGAAGTAAATGACCGAGTAATTTATCTACCAAACTATTACCCCCGGGCTTATTGGGCTCCTAAAGGTATTATTAAGAAAACTGGAGTGGTTAATGTTGGGTGCTTCGGTGCAGTACGTCCACTTAAAAATCATTTATCACAGGCTTTTGCAGCTCTTAAATTTGCTGAATATGAAGGTGTAAAATTACGCTTTCACATTAATGTAGGTCGCCAAGAGATGAAAGGCGAGCCTGTACTACACAATTTACAATCGGTGTTTATGCAAGTGGCTAATTCCGGGCATGAACTTGTGATGCATGGATGGACATCAAGAGAGCAGTTCTTAGACTTATGCAGACAAATGGACATTGGTATGCAGTGTAACTTTTCTGAAACGTTTAATATTGTTGGTGCTGATTTAGTTAGTCAAGGTGTGCCTTTAGTAGCTACTAAAGAGGTGCCTTGGTCAAGTGATTTGTTTAATGCAGACCCTACTGATACAGATAAGATAAGCAATGCATTGAGTTTGGCATATGATTTTCCGGTTGCAAATGTACGGATAAATCAATACAAACTTACTAAGTATACTAACAAGACCGCTAAAGTCTGGAAACAATATTTCACACAAAATGCCAATACCACACAGAGTTAAATTACACAAATGGGTTAACGGAGTATTAACCTGGACAGAGCATCATTTTTCTAGTAGGTTTGATGCTGAACAGTTTGCACACGGTGCAGATCATCATGTTGCTAAAGTATACAACAATCAAGGCAACGTGGTAAAAGAGGTAGTTAAAACTCCAATACCTGCAGATACATACGCTTAAGTAGCAATATCATACTTCTCGGTTAAGTACCGTTAATGAAGTATTCTATTGTTATACCTACTTATAATCGGTTGGATCTTTTAAAGACTTGCCTAAAAAGCATTTCTGAAACTACTAATTTAACAAACGATATTGAGATTATTGTAGTCTCAAATGGTTGTACAGATGGTACAGTAGAGTATGTAAAAGCGTTAGGCGAGCCTTATAAAATTATACACTGGCCATCTCCGTTAGGGTACTCTAATGCAACTAACTTAGGCTATAATGTAGCTAAAGGAGATTATATTATTCGTTTAGATTCTGATTGTACCATATTAGGTAATGGGTGGATAGACTTATTAGAAGAACCTTTTAAATTGTATAGTACAGCAGGAGTCACTGGTCCAGCTGTATGTGAACCTAATGATAGTCCGTATGCAGGTGCATTTGCAGTTTCGTTTTGTACGATGATAAAAAGAGAGTTGTTTTATAAAATAGGCTATCTAGATCCTACCTATAATGTTGGTGGGGGTGAGGATACTGATTTTTGTATGAGAGCACAACAAGCCGGCTACACTATACATAAAGCTGGGTACCCAATTTCTCCAGACCCGGCCGATACCGCAACCTCGTTCCCTATCTATCACATGCCTAATAATGTACGCACCGGAGAGACTCATGAGAGTATGCGCAAAAAGGCTTACAGCTCTAAGCTTCTTACCCAGCGTTACGGTAAAATAAAAATATGAATTTTTCTATCGTAATACCCACCTATAACCGTTGGGACCTAGTTAAAGAGTGTATTGATAGTATACTTAAAACAATTGATATAACAGATGGAGAGGTTATAGTAGTATCAAATGGATGCACAGATTTTACACCAGGCTTAATTGCTTCCCGTTATAATAATAAAAACATATACTGTATACATTGGCCTAAACCTCTTGGCTACCCTAAAGCAGTTAATATGGGTATGTCAGCTGCTACAGGAGATGTGGTTATTTTATTAAACAATGATACAGTGTTCTTAGGTAATCATTGGTATGAATGGTTGGTAGAACCGTTTAAGACAACTCCTACTGCAGGGGTTACTGGTGTTATAAAACGGTATCAAGGTGGTAAGCCTTGGATCTTGTTCTTTTGTGCTGCAATTAAACGCGATGTAATAAATAAAATAGGATTATTAGATGAAACATTTACTCCAGGGTGTGGTGAAGATATTGACTACTGTATGCGGGCTGTTGGTGCGGGCTTTACTATACATCAGGTCCCCGAACAAACATTAGAGCATATTGGTGGTACAAACAAAATGACCGGTAACTTTCCTATCTATCATGATGGTGGGGTTACAGTTAATTTAAACCCAGAACAGGGTGCTATATATGCCCGTAATATGAAAATCGTTGAAGAACGTTACGGTGCACCCACAGAAGGTCCGTTACCATAGTAAGCGCATTTTTTCGCAGAACTGACCAGCTACATACCAAAACTCGTTCCATACCCGTCTCCTAAACCAACTTACAGGTGCGGTATGATTAAAGTATTTGTTAATCCAGCGATTTCTGTTTCGTGTTATTTCTTCAGTCAGTGCATTTAGCGCCTCTATACGTGTAGTATTGTTCGTTTTCGTGAAGTTAATAACCTCAATCTTTTCTACTTGACCGTTAGTAAACATTGCAGCAAACTCTATCCAACAATCATTATTGCCTGGTTTATCATTTGGTACGTAATCGTAAAATTCAAGCTTACCGTGATAGTTTTGATCTTCCCAATCTTTCTTATCCTTTAGTAATAACAGTCTACCATTTTCAATCTTGTAAGTAGCTAGATACGAATCCAAACCTTTAGTTTGAAACTCAGTACATTCAATAGGCAACCCCTCTTCCCACATTTCATCTGTCCAAGGTAGCTTATCTTTAACTATTACTATATCATACATTCCCATAATTTTATTAGTATAGATGTGTTATTTATTAAAGCAACTACTATGTATTTTTATTTGGATTGAGTAAATATAATATATGAAACGCAATGTGTACACTCTCTTAGCTGAAAAATATAGTTTAATCCAAGAAAATCCCTTGGAAACAGAAATTAATGATGACGGTACACATAAAGGTGATCATAATGTAGAAATGGCTAGAACTAAGGCTTTACAGGCTGCACAAGTAGCACCTAAACTACATGAAATTTTAGAGATGATGGATGAAAATGCACCTCTAAAAGCTTGGATGGTAACTCATGTTACACAAGCTGCTGATATGTTGCAAGATGTATTAGCTAAGTTAGAAGAAGAAAAGAACAGCGGTGAAGAGTTTGAACCAGTAAAAGATGAGTCAAGCTATGAACCAGAAGGCGGAGAAGAGGAAGAAGGTTACGGATTAAGTTCCGGTGGTGGTACAGTAACCGGTATGGGTGGTGTAGAAGGGCAACGTTAAAAAAACAATTTATGAAAAAGTACAATTATACAAAAAGCGATTTATCTAAAAAATACGAATTAGTACAAGAAAGCGCGGTTTTACATTTAAGAAAAGAAATGTTTAGAGAAGAGTGTTGGGACCATACAGCAGGTCGTCCTATTGCAGAATGCTGGAATGAGGACGGTTCAGTTAAAGCTGAATGCTGGTCTTCTGGTCCAGGCTCTACAAGTACAATTAATACCTACTCTCAACCAGGTGGTGGAGACACGATGATAGGTGAAGAAGAACACCCTACCCCTTCCGGTCACAGAGAATTATTAATACAGCATTTAACTAATGCTAAAGAATGTGCTGGTAATTGGATGGCAGAAGGCAACTTACACGAAGAATCTCATCCAAAGATGGAAGCTGTTATGGAAGCGCTTCATCACATTGAAGAGCTTGTTAAAGAGTGTATGTACTAAGATTCTAGTAACTTTTTAGGTACTTTAAGAGCAGATCCACTCACAATTATATTGTAAAATTCTGAACTAAGAATTTTATCTTTAATTGTGTTTAAATTAATTTTATACCATTCTATATGGCTACCGTCTCTATTAACGTTAGCTATCATACCTCCGTCTCCAGGCTTTACACTCATTTTATATTCAACAATTTTTGCCCAGGTATGCTTCGCGCATAAAGCTGCAGTAGTATTGTTTTTATCAACTTTAAGTTCCTTAAAAATAAAATCTATACTTCCCTTTACAGCTCTTTCTATTTTGCTTTCAAAAACTTGTTCTTCTTCATCTCCTTGATCATACTTTTCTGCTTCTTTAACGTAGCTTAAAATATGCTCAAATGCTTCTACGAGAGTGTGTGTAGTAAAATTATCTGGATTTGCCGTTTGTAGAGTTAAACCAGACTTTCTTTCACTAAATGTAATTGGAGAATTAGAACTTTTTATAATATCTCCTGTTTTTAGAATGTCGTTAATAAGCCTTTGCATTGTTTGGTCTCTTCCACGCCACCTACCTATATCTATTTCTTTTTTTTCATACTCTGCTTTTATTTCTAAACCTAAATCACCTTCAGGTGTATAAACTGTTAAGTCTGGTAATGAGCTTGTACGAGTATCTTTAACTTCGTAACCTTTTTTCTTTAAAAAATAATATAATGCCATTTCACCATTACCTGAACCTTTCGTACCACCTTCTGTAGACTCGCTTCCTTCCTTGCTTGGTGTTACTTTATATAAAGCGTTCCACACTTTTTGATCTGCTGGATCAATATGCGGGTTCATTAAATCTATTCCTTTTACCTCTACATCTTGTAAACCAGCTTCAATTAATGCTTTTTCTATAGTTAAATCATACAACTCTTGTTTCTTTTTTTTGTTTTCTAATTCTGTTGCTGCAGCCCTTGCTAGAGTGTCTTGTCTTCTTAGAGCTTTTCTAGCCGCTTTTTCCTCGTCTCGTTTTGCTTTTGCTGCGGCTGCAGCTGCTGCTCTTTGTTCTGGTGTTCTGTTTTTTACTCCGGGTAAGCGACCTCTTCTATTAATTACAGGAGCAGGCGCTTGCGGTCTATCAGTAGAAAGATCTGCAGGCATAGCATCATTTTCAAGTATAAGCTCGTAAACCTTGGCTGTATCTACTTTGCGTATATACTGCTTACCTTTTAAAAGATCGGTATAAATTTTATTTAAATCAGCCATTGTTATATTTATCGTGTTGGATATTGACTTAAGTAATGTGCTACTATATCAAAAAAGTTAACTGGTAACCCGTCTACTACTATAGTAGTGTTTGGTGGTACTCCAGCAGCTGCTGCAAAAGCTTCTTTATCATTATTACGTACAGCTTTACGTACACTAGTAGCACTACTTAAACGAGGTGTGAATACTTGTTCAATATTAGCAAAATTGTATTGTCCATACACACCCTCTTTACCGTTATATTTCTTTAATAACGGTACAAGCCAGTTTTCATCTGTACATACTTTTAAATCCACATTGTCTCCTTGTAGTGAATATACCTTAGAAGCCATATATAGCAAGCTTTTTTCGGCAAGTATATGTCCTTTTATTCTAGGCCATATTGACTCCATACAAGCTACTTTTACATTAAAAGGTAACGGGTCATCCGGTCCTACTGTATTTTCGTTAGTACCAATATAGAATGGCCCGAATGTAGAAGCTTTTTCCCAGGCTGCCATGTGACCTTTATGAGGTGGATTCCAACGACCAAAACAAATACCAACTGTTTTGTTTGGTACTACTGCAGGGGATTCTTCCGTAATTGGAGCTGCTCCAACTTGATTACGTCTACCACCAACTTCAAAATTCTGTTTACTAAATTCTATTCTATCAACAATTTTAACTCTGTTGGCACTTGTACCTATATAAAGCACGTGCCCTTCTCCGCTCATATCTACGTAGCCACCATTTTGATATGTAAATGTTCTTAATCCTTTTAATGCGGGTAATACATTGTTACTGAGTATGCGATGTATTAATAATTTTATTTGAGATAAATCATATGTTGCATCAATAAGATTAATAAAAGAATCTGCATTAGAGTTTATGAAATGTAAAGCTTGATCTTTTCTTGCTTTTGCATTTGCTTGTCCTTTTGCTTTTAATTTCGCACCCGCTTTATCATATTCATTACTTAAATACGTTTTAAACCCTTCTAGGTATTCTTTAGAGTTTATAAAAATACCACCTTCAACGTTTTGCGGTTTAAACATACTACTGCTTTGACGTACAGTATAGTTTAAATATTTTTGAAAGGTGGCTACTAGTAATTTGTTACTAATATACTGCTGATTAAAAATTACATCTATATTTTTTAATCTTGTACGTGCATCAGCAAAGAATTTTTCATAAACAGCTTTTTCTTCTGGTGCTACTGCAATGTTTAAATTTTGATGAGCTGAACCTTCTGCAAACACACCTCTTACATTTTTTAATGTAGCTACAACAGAGGTAACATCGCGACTAGCCATGAATAATTTAAACGAACCGTCTTCCTGCTGTCTTGGATGACATTTACTATGTACTATTATGCCCATTACAGCATCTTTTACATTTTGATAGAGTTCAGACTTATCATCTACTGGTACTGCATACTCAATAGTATTAGGTCTAAAAGTGATAAATTCCTCACCATTGATATTTCTTTGTAATGCAGGTCTTTCTGGAGAAAATAATAAATCTCCGTTATACACATTACCCGAACCGTCATAACCTGCTTTAAGGTAAGGTAAAACGGTTTTAAGTATATTTTTTAATTCTAGGCTTTCATCTGTATAAAATTTATCTACATCTTCTACAGAGTAAATTAATTTAGGTTCAGTTGAAGAGAAAACAGATTTTGTAGCAATAAAGAACTGACCTAAACGTTTTTTGTATAGATCATGTTTACCGCCAGGATCAGCACCGAAAAATAAAGAAGGCGAACCATCAACTTTTAAATTAACACCAGTTTGACTAATACTACCTAAACCAATAATATGTTTATAAAAATGATTTACTTGTACTAATGCTTCATTAAAACCGTCTATACCTTTTTCAATAGCAAGGTCTTCCAGATGAGACAAATGACCTTCTATCTCCGCGCCCATTGTGTCGGTACTTTCTTCCGCTTCTTTTATTATTTGCGGTTTTTTAAAAAACTTTTGAAATGTAAGCATTAGGTCGGATTGTAGTATTTACTAGGCATTAAATTTAAACCTTCAGTAATATAATATGTATATATATTTTCAAGTATGCCACTATCAGCATACCACGCACTTAAAGAAGATACAGATTCATTTAACGTTGTATATAAACTGCCATCTGTGTATTGATTCCAGTCAATAAGATTGTTAACAGGCGTATTGCTATAAACAGGATTAAATACGTAGAATTTGTAATACGTTGCAACTGGTAATTTAAGTCCCCAGCCACAGAACGCACTTAATGGGTAAGTTGTTAACGGATACGATAATGAATTAGTAAAATACGGATCTAATGGTATACCCTTAGCTGCATAGATTTCAACAACAGCGTTATATGATTTTATAACAGGCACTTCTAGTAATTCGTAAAAACTTGTATTAAATACATCATTTATAACAATTAAATTACCAGCAGTAACAGTGGTGGTAAAAACGTTATACGCTGTTAATTGATCTCCTAAGTTGGTATGGCCAGAGGTGGCATCAAAATTAGTATTCCACTTTTCTCTTGTACCCCAGAGTCTTTCGTGAGAAGTACTGTATAAGTCAAATTGTCTTTGTAATACAGGCGGTAATACAAAATTGTAATTATCAAACTTTGTATCTATCATACTTGCAAGAGAGTATAATTGATTAACACCTGAAGTATATACATCTTGATTGTTAGATACAAAATTAGCTATTTTTTCGTATGCTACTGTACCAAAGTTTTCTGTAGGATGTACATTATCACCAGCAATTGCAGATAGGAAAGTTATTAAATTTGTATCATTCGCTATAAATTCTTGTAACGCGTATGATTGTAAATTCTCTCCGTAATTAAAGCTTTCATTTATTTTACGTACAAAATAGGTTTGTTCAAAATCTGTTATATTAAATGTGTAGCTACCTGATATTACTGCGGTACTAACAAACACGCTAGGGCTCTTAGCACCTAGTACGGCTTGTCTATTTGCTAATGAGTAGTACGTTGGTACTGGTTCAATTATGTTGCTAAAATTAGCAGTGCTTAAAATTAATGTAGTTGTTAGTGTGCCGGGTACACTTGTAACGAAATTAACTATGCTTGAAGCTGGTAATGTACTAATTATATTTTTATAATAACCACCAGTGTCCCTATTTAAATAATCGTATCTATTAAATTTAAAAGAAGTGTTATATACTGTAGCAGCATTAGTGGGTGTAACTATAGCGTTAACGTTATTATATAATGCACCAGGTCCTTGTAAAGGATAATTTAGTAATACTTTGTTACTGAAATTTGGATCTGAAGTATATGAACTATTAACGGTTGCAAAAAAAGTACTATCGGTGTCTGGCCATATTACATTTGGTAAAGGTATGGTTCCGCCATCTATTGTAATACCTAAATGATCAGCTGATAGCGTCTTTACATAAAATTGAGTGGTAAGGCCAACTTGAGAATTTGCATATGAAGGTACATTTACATCGTTTACGTCTTGCTGGTTATAAACAGCATTAGTTTCATATGTAACGTATATGGTGGGTACTGCTACAGTACCGTAACCCATTGATGGTAAATCGTCTATATAATAAAAATCTACAAACCCTGTATAACCAACTAATGTACCGCTGAGTGGACTATCTTGTATATTACCTGATGAATTAATGTAAACAGGCGAGAAATTACTTGCAGTTAGTGAAGTGACAACATTACCTTCAAGATCAGTAAACCTCCACCGCGGTCTTAATTGAGCATATTTGTTGTTAGGGGTTGCAACTTCCCAAGGTTGAGATAAAGAATTATCTACATATAAATTAAATACAATATTTTGTAAATTTACATTAGATATATTAAACTGAAACGTTAAAGGGGTTGCCTGATTTAAGAATCCTGGCGGACAAGATTGATAACCATGAAACAAAGCACCAGAAGATAAATTGTTACCGACATCTGGCCATTTAGTATATACCCATGATAAATTGTCTACAATATAATTCCATACTGTAAATGTATTAGAATATATAGCAGATGCAGAACCATCTTTAGGTATAACAATTAATTTAATTTCATACTCTCCAGGCCAGTTATACGTGTGTGGTGGGCTCGTAATAATACTATCAGTTACTTGAGTGATCTCTAATTCAGTACCGTCCCCGTACTGTACAAATAAAGAATATAAGTTAAGTACAGTAGCTGGTTGTACGCCGGTTACAGTACTTACTGTAATCATTACAGGCGTTGCGAGAGCGTAACCACTCGTAGCAGTTACCCGAGTGTCTGCTATTTGAGTGGTAAACCCTGCAGTGTTTATGTAATTTGAAATAGCCATTTTTTATTAAATGGTTATTACAGACGTGTCTTGAGTAACATCTGATGTAACTATAATACGATTTGAGAAGTCGGTAATATCGTTAAAATAAAGCGCTTGGAAGTTTTGTAGTTGATAGTTTTTAGATGTAATTGTTATATCATTATCAGGATAAGAAGGATTCCATACTACTAAAGATATACCCTGTATAATTGCACTAGTGTCTAAGCGTTGTGTGTATACATTGCTTACACCTAATATACTTTCTATCTGTGCAGCTAATGTAATTAAGTCAATATTAAAACCTAGTGTTATGTTAGCTGGATCAAAATAAGACTGTACGATACCTGTTATTTTGTTTTGTATAAGCTGGGTAGAAATCTTTGCTGTACGATCTAATTTTACTACTAATCTAGTTTGTGAAATAATAGTATTAATATCAGCATCAGTTCCGTCACCGTAACCCACTGTTACGGTTTTATAAACCGGATCCATAATAATGACGTCTGAAGTTAAAGTTTTTTTATCAGCAGCGCCATTTATAATAAGAGATTTTTGCGCTGGTGTTAAATAGTTTATATTACTATTTGTATTTAATGGGGTAGCCTTTGGTAAGGCATAAATGTAAATGTTATTGAAATTACATGCAGTAGAGAATGCAATTTGATTGTATAATACTCTGTTATCTTGATTAGGGTTAGTTAAACCAATATTATACAAGTACCGCAAGTGATTGTTAACATAATCATTATTGCTATATACATTAGCATCTTGTACAATGTTATTGTATGTAGATAGTACAAAGTTTTTATAGTCTTGTGCAGTTACTAATCTATGTTGAGATTTAAATGCAGCAGGAGCATTTGAACGAATGCTATCAGGACTTTCCGCATCAGTATATACAGTAGATGGGTTAGCATTATCAAACTGTAATGTAGTTATATTGGTATCATCTAGATACTGTAAATCTGTACTAAACACATCAGCTTGTATGGTGTTCCATTGACCTGTGCTATATATTACAGCAGGTAAATTATCTAATGCACTAGCGCTGATTTCACCTTGTGTGCCTTGAGATACCAAATAATATACGGCAACGGTATCCCCTGAATTAAGAGCTTTACCGTTAATACCATCACCAAATTTTAATTCGTAATTACGACTTTCATTGTATCTTACTTCAAATGTTGTGTCTGTAGCATTTTGTAGATATAACGATTCTGTACGAGTCCATTGTGACCATTTCTTAGTGGTAATGTCTTTTACATATACATCAATATTGAAATGATCTACGTAAACTGCGCTACCAGGAGCAACAAATACTGTTTCATTGCTTAATCCTAAAGCGTTGTATAGTGGGTACTCAGTCCATTTACCTTGATAAAGAATCGTCTGGTTACCTATATTTTCTAGATATTGACCTACAGTAAGTGTTTTTGTAAAAGTAACATCTTGATTAAAGGTGTATGGAGAGTTGCCAACACGGATAAAAGTATAACGCGGTATAGTATATGAACCTATTCCTAGATCACTAGTAGCAGAGCACGTAAACGTTGTAGTTGCTGTTTGTATGCCGATTGGAGAGTAGTTAATTAACTTTACAACACGGTTAATATTTTCGTAAATCTGTGCATCTGAAAACATAGACTCGGATGAAGTCTTGTTTAGATAATACATCAATGTGTGAAACGAGTACGCAATAATACTAGTGATTGCGTTGAGGTTGGAGCCTTCAAGATACTGATCTGTGAACAAGCCGCTTTGTGTTAAACGGTTACGTATAAAATCTCTAATGGTTGTAGCATCAAACGCAATATATTCGTTTGGCTGAATGTTTAATGCTGATGCGTCTGTGTATGTTGTTGACATCTTTAGGAAAGGATATAGCCTGACTTACTTAAGACTCCAGGTACAACAAGAGTACTGTTGTTTAAATAAGGCATTGTTATATTTAATTCAATATAATAAGTTTGCTCGTCTGGATTCATCTGTATGTTTATATTCTGTACAGTTACTCTAGGTTCATATGTAGTTAATCCATTTAATATGGCATTACCAATTCTGTTACCTATAACCGAAGAAACAGGTTCAAACAAGTATTGAGCTAAATTTAATCCGTATGTTGGATTTAATAAATTCTGACCAGGTAATGTATTGAATAGAGCGTAAATTGAATTCTTTACTGCCGCTGCATCATAATCTGAAGTTAAGTCTTTAACTATAGGGTTAGCGAAATCTAAATGCAAATCAGAATATGTATAGTTTTTAGTAGAAACTGTACTTTTCTGTAAACCTGTAAAACTTATGGATGGCATTGTAAAATACTTAGGGAAGGAGTAAGTATTATCATTATATGAAAAACAGTAAGTTTAACTCTTTATTCCAGGAAGCCTATGATCGTTATACTAACGGAAACGGGTTTTTAGTTGGAGATGTTGTAAAATTAAAATCCGGCTACGAGAACAACGAAAACTTTAAAAAGTTAGGCGAGAATGTTAAAGAACGTATCAAATATATCATTAAAACTGGAAACAACATTAGAGTTGGACGTTTACATAACGATAGTGTAGCGTCTAGATACAGTGCAGAAGGTTCAGGAGCTGCACCAGCTAATCTTGCTGATTGTTATGAAGAGTATGCACCAGGTGCATGGCGTAATTTAGTTACTATACCAGTTGAATGTTTAGAAGAAATTAATACAGGTGCTGATTTAGCTTCTGTACCGGATGGACAAAAAGATACTGAAGAACGTGTTTCAGGACCAACCGAGTTTGGTAAACACAAATGGCATAAAGGTAAAGCTGTTGAAGATCAGAACGAGCTCGGTAAAAAACAAAACTGGATCAAAAAAGGCGATTACAAATTAGCTGAAAAAAATACAAAACCTTCTGTAGGTGCAAATTCTTATAATGATGAATTACCACCTAAAGTAAAAGGTTTAGAGAAAGCTAAAGAGCTAAAAGAATCTACACTACAAAAAACTGAAAACGCTTTAGATAGCCTTTACATTAAGATTCTTAACGAAGATGTAGGTACAATGTCAGGTGGAGTAGGTTCTCCTGATGGTAACCAATTAGCCGGTGGTGCAGAAAATTCCATTGAAACTGAATATGCACCTGCTAAGAACCCTAATGAAGGTCCTTACATTAACGGTAAACACGTTGACTTAAGTTCAGTTGAACTTGATAACGTTGATTTAGACGATCCTGATTATAGCTCGGCAATGGCTGTAGCTGCAGTATTCATGGATGGTACTCCATTAGATCCAACTGAACTTGATGAATTAAATCAAGACAGAGAAGCAATTCAAAAAGTAGCAAATGAATTTACTACTTCTCCAACTACTGACGGAGATGAAGAAGCAATTTCTAATGACGAATTAGATGAAGCTGTTTGCCCTATTTGCGGTAAAAATGTATGTGCTTGTAAGAAAGAAGCTATATCAGAAGATATTAGTTTTAAAGCACCTAAAAAGACATTTTTACCAGGCGGGGATGTAAACGATCCTGCTTCAGCAATTAAAGCTTCAAAATTCTCACACCACGGTAGTTAATGCTATTAAGCAGCTAAAGAAATTGATCTCTTGATCCATTACTAAAGCTGAACGATAAAGATATTCAGAGACTTGCAGCAATGCAAGTCTTTTTTTATCTTCTGATATAGAGCTCTTATACACCGCATTAAACAGATCTTTCATTAACTTAGGATAGTCATTTCCAAAGGTTTGTTCCGACTCTATAACGAATTTACGTATAGACGTAAGATCTTCTTTGTTCACGGTTTTATCCAGGATCTCTTGTGCGAATCCCTCGTTATTAATTGTGTTACTAATAGACAATACACCATCAACAACACTACGTTGAATATAGTTAATAATTCTTCGTAAATCCGGATAATGATAACGAATAACCTCTTTAATCTTTTCTATCTGTTCCTTACCTACCTGTATTTTTTCTTGACGTAGAATAAAACTTATTCGTTTAGCATATTCTCCAATAGGAGGAGTAAAATCAGTGAAAACTTGGCATCTAGACTGAATTGGTTGGATAATACGATGTAGATAGTTGCCAGTGAGGATAAAACGGGTATTACCAGCGTACTCCTCCATAACGTTACGCAGAGCTCTTTGACCTGCATCAGTAAAGTTATCAAACTCATCCAGAAAGATGATCTTAATTTTGCCGTCCAGGCTCTTAGTTTGAGCAAACGTAAGAATAGAGGTACGGACTTCGTCAATGCCGTTCTTTTCGCTTGCGTTAATGTACAAGTATTGTGCATCTAGTATTTCATTTATTATTACTTTTGCTAATGTGGTCTTACCTGTACCTGCATTACCAACAAGTAACATATTAGGTATTTCATCTTTACGTTTACATTCTTCTACGAACGTACGTAAAGACTCAGATAGTACCATATCGGCCAGTTTAGTCGGCCTATAACGTTCTACCCATATATTCATTAACTGTTCATTAATTGTCATTATTTTCTTTCGTATACTAAAAGACCATCTCCGCCTATTTCACCCGCTCCTACTTCATATATTAAAGTGTATGGCGTAGTATTAAAAAAGTCTTTTAAAAGTTCTGTTGTGTTATGTGTTAATAAAAATACTAGCTTTGCTTTACCTTGCTTAAAAAAATCTTCATCATCTTTTATTAAGACTTTTTCCCAGCCATCAATATCGCAGTGTAGTATGTCTAAATCGTTAATATTATTTTCTTTTATTAATTGCTCTAAGGTTATACTTTCGCAATCAAATACCTGAGATCTTGTATTCCATTGTTTACCTAC